GATCCCGAGAAAGATGATGGTTAGAAAAACCATCGCCTCAAACGGGAAACAGAGAGCTGAACCCATAGACGCGAACTTGGAGAGACGAATTACGCCTCTACCAGGTACGTCAGCCTTCCTAGAGCGACAGGATTGGACAGCCTCACGCAAATGAGGATGTCTACCCGTCATCGCTAGGATTAGCTGATTGGAGACCCTATCGGAGGCTTCGCTCAAATCGAGCGTTGCCATGTTCCCATGACGGGAACCTTCGAGAGCCATTCGCTGGTTAGGCGACTGGTCCTCAAAGCCAAGAAAGGACCGCAGGTAGTCAATCCTACGGATTCCTTTCAAAATCAAAGCAAGGAGCCCTTGCTGTGCATATTGCATAGCAGTCGGCTCCATAGCAATGATTCTTGGGGTCTTCTGTGTCTTAGGTACTGCGATTACCTTTACAGGTAACTCAGCACCGGGTTCGAGGAAATGAACATCGCCTTCTTGGAAATATTTCCAAGAAGAGAAGAGAAACTCCCCCGAAGGGAAGTACTCTTCGAGACGATCGGGCCATGCACGTTGGGTGAACTTCGCGTTACCGCGAAGACCATCCGCAGTGCTTCCTGGTCCGTGTTTCGGGATTATCTCACCGTTGTAGACCTGACGGTCTACGTCGGTGAAAGCCTCGCGAAACAAGAGCTGAGAGACGCGGGTGAACTCCTCAAGTTGAAGAGGAGTCCAATCCTTGTCTCGGCTCGCCATTTCCTTCTCACATTGGATGTAACCCTCCATCGCACCGGCGTACCTCGCATCACTGCAAGGTAAGTCGATCTTTGCGAACATCAGCGTTAGCTGACGGACGCATCGAATTGCGTACGTATTGGGTTCATCCAACAGGACACCACTAGAACGGTCAAAGACAAGACCGAGGAAACCCGAAAGAAATTTCGGGAGACCACCTTTCCAGGAAAATCCTTGGAAAAGGTTGCGGTCTACCTTCCCTAAGTCAAGACTTCGTTCGAAGTCTTTTCCAAAGGAGGGTAAGGTTATCGTAAGAAACGATAATCCCTCGTCTTTGATCCGACACTGGACTGTTTTCCAGTCCAGGGTGGCGCTAGTGTGCAACTCGCTCGCCATAGAATCGGCGAGCTTTATCCAGAGCAACATTAGGCTTTTCAAAGCCCCTCCTTAAATAGAGGTGGTCTTTCCTAGCCTAGTGTGCTGGGCCCATCTCATGTTTAGCTGTAACTTCCGTCAAAAACCGGAGCTCTCCTTTTTAAGAGAGTTCGGAAGATGACAGGGACACGACACCAGTTTCAATATGGTATCGAAGAATTATCTACAACGTAGATAATTATCCCAAGAAGGAACAACGTGCATGAGATAACCTGGGCACAGAAACCAACGATGAAGACAATGCAGATCCAATCAAGGATTTCCATTGCTGCATCATGAAAATCATTTCTCGCCAATAAATCGGCGAGATCTGATTCCCGGGGAGAGTGGGAACTACCCATTTTCCCTTCGGTTTCTGAGCGTCCTGTTAACTCCTCCTCCTCGTTAGAGAAATTGGAGTTGTGATCAGGACTCACCACCAAGAAGCTTGGTGATGACCGAATCAGAAGAGGCGGTATACAGGGTCTTCAGACCCGAGTAGATCGCTTTAGCCTCAGCCGCCGTATAACCAAGCACGGGAATATCGAAAACCATGTAATTTGACATGGAAACGACATTCTTGAGCCCGTTATACGGGTCTGGGACGTCCTTCTGATGGTCGATCCTTATGACCCTCCGCGTCCGCCGCCCGTAGGCGTTGGACAATGTAAGGAGGACCTTTGCATTATCAGAAGCGGCGACACCTGAATATTTCGAAAACCCGTCACCTCGAGAGGTGGCAGGCAACGAAATGGTGTCGCTACCAATGGTAATGGACTGGGGATCGGACAGCGCCATAGGCGTGCTCCATTTCTGGACCTGTTAAGGCCCGTCTTGGTGAACAGTGAACAACTGTTCTAACCACTTCGGGATAATCCCAAAGCAGCCAGAATGGACAACTGGAACGGATCAAGTCCGTCCCAGGATAGTCCGAAACCAAAGGGATTAGCCTTCCTACGAACCTTACTCTCTGTAACGAGGGTGAGATCCGCAGGACCATGAGAGGAGTTCCACCATTTGGAACCCTTCAAGGAATAGGTATATTTACAGATGGATGTTTCCATCATATACCCGTAAGGCATAATCAGACCATACTGATTGGCATCTGAAACATTGGCAAGAACGTCGCCAGTGTTCGAAAACCAATCGACGGCCCAGGACCAAGGGGTTAGATTCCAGAGAACTTCTGGCGTCAGTGATATGCCGAATAACGAATCGGCTTTGGCACGTAGCTCACTAAGTTCCGAATAGCCTTTCGAGCTGTCCGGGAAGTAGTAAGTGAACGCGCCGGAAAACCACTGACGACGCTCGGTCTCCACCAAGCGTTCTCTAACACCCTCTCGTTCTAGAAATCGAGCCAATTGGCCAAAGCCAGGCATATAGCCTGAGCCGTAGCTAAGAGACTCGGTTTCAGAACTGGTTGTAGTTGGGAATTGATACTGTCTCCGGACGAGCCGGCCAGAATCACGCCGAAGTTGCTGTATAGCATCATCGGACGTGCGAATGGCCTCAGCGATAGAAGTTACATCGCTGACTAGGGGTCGCCAGCCGAACTGTGCATTGAGATAATCATCTCCTGCGGCTCTCGCCGCAGACGCACCTTTCTGCCAGTCTCTAGAGAGAAGTACGCGTGGTATTCCATCACGCATCAACTCTCCAAGAAACACGGAGACATTAGCAA